CTGATGCTTCAAGGCCCTGAGGAAGTTGTCCACTAGATGCCCCAGCGGGAGCCTCGCCTGGAGCGCCTTGCGCTTCTTCAGGGGCTGCACCTGCTGGGGATTCTGGTTGTGGTTCTGGAGCGAAGGCTTCAGCGACTGTCTCTTCAATCTGCTTGCCTTCTTGTCGTCCATTGATAATTGTTGCCATTGCTGACAAAATCTTTGATGGGTCCTGACCCTGTGCAACCATTGCAGGAAGTGCCTGTGCATAACCTGCTACTGCTTGAATAAGAGCGTCGCGTAGTTCTTCAACTTCGACTTTCTCTTCTTCCATGGTGACGTTCATTTCCCATGGCATCTGACGACGAAGGAAGTCACGTGAGATTAACTTATCACCTCGTGCTTGAAGTCCAAAGACAAGAGCACGGTTAGGGTCAAGTCCAGCCATAAGGCCGTATGTAACATCACACCAGTAATCGCCCTGAATATCTTTTGATGGCGTGTAGTTGATTTCGTAAGGAGCACCAGCATTAACGCCGCGTACTTCTTTCTCAACATTGCCAAACATCTTTTCGTCCATCATGAAACATAGACGCATGACATGACGGAACGACTCAGCAAATACAGCCTGTGCTGTCTTGACCTGAGTATCGAATCCACCCATGAGTGCTTCTACGCCACGGCCTGTGACGATAGAACCTGACTGCTGACCTAGACGGCCTTGTGGGTAACGTGAACCAACACGAAGTTCCTGGTCAAGTGTTGCAGATTCCTGGAAAATTCCATTAGGAATATCAATACCAACGCGACGAATCTTTTCTGGGTTAGCAGAACGAATGGTTGCGTCTGGACCCATCTCAAGGACGTTAACGTCATTAGGCATTGCGATTGGAGCCTGTACAGATTTTTGTGCTGCTTCCAACTGGAGAGTTGCAAAGCGTGAGCGTGCAACCTGAACCCACATGATGTCATCAAACTGACCACGTTGGTTCTCATCTGAATCTACGCCTGGGCGGATTGCGATGACAACTGGAATCTCACCAAGGAAATTCTTTGCACGGTCAAGAACAAGATTGCTACGCTCAGGGATGAAGAGGATTGTCTCTTCTTTGTCTGTGTAGCGGAATACTTCAAGGAGACGCTCAGATGAGCGCTTCTCGTACTGACCACGGATAACTGGCTCGTGCTCAGGGAAATCGTTACAAAGTTCGCGTACTGTCTTCTGGTAGCGCTTGGTGTATGAGCGCAACTTGTTGAAGCGGTCATACTCTGGGTATGAGCCAATTGGATTGTCAATGCGAATCATTGGGCGATTGTTTTCAAAATCAGGCTCAATGATAAATGCAAGCATTCCAAATGTTACATAGCGGTCAGCGCCTGTGTACATCTGAGTTTGAAGATTGCAAGAGTCACGGTAGCCAGCAGCAATCATGGTGCGCTTGTCAGCACGCTTGCGTGCACGGTCAGAGATAGTATCTGTTGTGTCGCAGTTAAATGCTGGAAGTGGAGCAATAACTTCTGCTACGTCGCGTGCTGCAACGTCAATGAAGTTAGCCACCATTGGTTTAGGAAAGTCTGATGAGAATAGTTCAGGGAAGACTTGCTGAATGTTACCCTGACGGATAGACATGAGGTCAGTCCAGCGAGCATCACGAGTATGGTAGTGGTCACGCAGTTTGCGTACCTTGATACCTAACTCGTCAATATCTATTGCCATACCACGTGCCTCCGTTAGTTACCATCTCCTCTTGGAGTTTGGCGTATTCTTCTAAGTTCACAACTCTGCGTTGCTTCTGCTGACCACGTGTGAGGAATGGATTCTTGATGAATGTATTTCCGTATGCACCCAGTTGGTTGATATAATCGCGCATCTGAGTCTCTGCAAACCATAGGGCCATTGGTCCGTCTTGCTTACCCTTTGTGCCTGCAGACCACGTAATCAATTGCTCGATAAGAGCCTTGATGTGTTCGTTATCGGAACGAGGAAACTCCAGGAGATTGGAACCTTTAATGTGTTTGCCTTGGTTGTCCATCGTTCCGAAAAGTGGTGCCATAGATGCAACGCCGAACTCGGCGTCCATCTTGTTCTTACCTGTGTAGTGGTCAACAAGGCGAATGCCTCGTGACGCAAGAAACTTGTTAATCTGTTCGTCTTGAGTCAAGAACAACTGGAAGGCGTTCTTCTCAATTACCCATACCTTTGGCTTGTACTTTTCAGTCCAAGAGAAGATAAGGTCACGAATCTGTGCTGGAGTTGGTGCTGGCATTCGTGCTGCCTCAAGGAGGTAGCGCTTTTGATTTGTGCGGTCACCTGCCATGACAACTGCGAAGGTATCACCAGACATTGCTGGGTCCATACTTGCAACGATGTATTGGTCATTGAGTGAAGCAGGGTGGCCTGGTGCGCCTGGAATAAGCGGTCCGATGGAGCGCATACCTGCGACAGAGCCTCGTACACATTCAGGGCTAAAGATTGCAGTTGACTCAACATCTTGCTGCTGGTAAACCATTGCCCAGGTCTTTGGGTCTAAGACACCACGACGGCGCTTGAGGTTTTCACCATCCCAGCGAGGATAGAGTCCGTCAGCATCAGGCATGGTTTCATCTGCTGCCCAAGGGCGGTCAGATTTTGGCCAGAGGGTCTGCCAGTCTTTTGCATCATCTGCAAACTCTAGGACTGCTGGCATAGCCAGATAGGTCCAAGGGCTGGTACCATCAGGGTAACGGTCTGGGTTACGCATCTCGCGGTACATATCCAATGGGTCAACGCGTGTACCTACTACAAGAATTTTGCCTGTAGGGCCAACACGGGTGATGACTTCCTGCTGAATCCAGCGAATCTGTTTTTCGTATTCGTTAGCGTTAGCCAAGGTCACACAGTCATCAAGGATGATATAATCGGCACGAGCACCGTAAATTTGACCACCGATACCAAGAGCCTGAAGTGTTGGGTCTTTTTCACCTGAGTCACGTTCAATGTAAATTGCGTCTTGGGTCCACTTCTCAGCGGTAGCCTTGAAGCCTTCTACTGGAGCGTAGCGACGCTGAAGTTCAATCCACTGCGGAGCAGTCAAGCGCTGCTTGACGGCGTAAAGGAATTCTTTGGCCATCTGCTGGGTCTTGGACACTAACTTGATTCTGACATTTGGGTTGGTCACAATCAGATACGTCACAAAGTCAATCGAGACGGTCATGGATTTCGCGTGCTCTGGTGGCATGTTGCAGAGCACGTAATTCTTAAAGCCAGGCTCATAAATCATGTTTGGATGGAGCCATGCTGGCTCCCCGTCTTCCAGCAGCGAAATGATATTGCGCTGGTGTGGGAAAGTCATCGAGTTAAGGTACTTAAGACGGAAATCCTCAAAGGAAATATTTTTGTCGTCATCTGCAACGACGCCCTTGCGTTTTTGCAAAACGCGGGCTAGGTCAATTGCTTCCTTAAATTGTGGGTCGGAAGCGCGGTAGTATTCATAGGACTTGACAGATTTGCCTACGGCGCGGCAGGCGTCCTCAACTGTGATGCCTTCCTCGATGAGACTGATAAGTCTCTTCTTGGCATCTGGGGCAGGAAGCGTGGCACCTGGTGCCAGGCGGTAGTCACCTTTTTTGCTGGCCATGGCGCGGACCTTCGTTTCCTAATGGGTTGAAAATGAGCAATTGGGGGCCAATGGCAATTGGCTATAACTATCCCACTGCGAAGCATTGCCTATGGGCAATGTTGTGGGTTAACTAGGGGCGCTCTTGGAGCGCCTAATGGGGTAGGAGGTAACCGACCCTAAGGAGGTTACCGACGCTCTCACACAGTCTCCGCTGTGAGGCTCCGACTGTTGTGAGAGCCGAACGGAGGGGGCTGTTTTATTTTATCCTCTATATATATTAAGGTGGGGATTTTACCGTTTATCCCGCATTTGGGTGTGTGATGTTCGTCACATACTATAAAAGTGCTGGTCAGAGCCTATATTTATAAAAAATATTTTGGTGGATAGTAACGGTAGGTAGGCGCGCGGATTAAAAACCCTGGGGTTGGCTTTGTCGCTTTGTCGACATTTCGACGGCAAGGCTTATCCCTAGCCCCCACAGAATTACTCTCTCAGACCCCACAGAATGCAGGGCATTCCTACCCGTTCGAGCCTCTTATATCGCCGTATAAGGGCGAGATTCTTATCTTCTAGGGCGATTGGGCAAGGGTTCGAGGTGTGATGGGGGACTGTCAATTCCCACCCCATTCCTCCACTTTCCACCATGAGCCTCCACCAATTCGGGGGCACACTTCCCTAACCTTGAGCCTTCTCGACTCAACTCTTATGGCTAGCACTCTCCCCGACAGTCTGCCAATTGGTTGAAGATTCAACTAATGACCATTTGAGCGTGGGAAAGTATGACCACTAAATGACCATTTCCGCCTTGACACGCCTATATCAGGCGCGTAATCTTCTCTATATCGGGGGCAAGCCCCGAACCTATGGAAGGGTACAAAATGGAAAGAATCTTCACGGTCCACTTCACAAATGGGCAGATTATGGAGAACGTAGAGCAATCTACGATTATCCTCCACCTTATGAACTCTACAGGAATCTCTTACATCACCACTCAGAAGGCAGGTGCATAATGCTAACAGCACACTATAAAATCATTAACCAATGGAATCGGGAAGAAATAATCGAACGCGAAGAGGATTTTGCCCGCGTAGACGCCCTAGAGGATTTCCTCGCCTATAACCGCGCCTATATCATCTCCCTATCTTTCACAGGCTCATTCGAGAAGGAGCAAGACTAATGCGTACCTCACCCGCTAACGTCATCTCTTGCCTATCAATTGACCTATTGGTAGACCATTACCTCCTCATCGAGGCTATCAAGGGCGACGAGAATATCCTCGGAATCTTCCGCGACACCGTCGAGGATTTCACCGAATACCCTGCACTCGTCGAGGCGTTGGAAGGGGCCTTCTAATGCTACAAAATGCAACTGTCGGAATCTGCCTATCCTGTGAAGAGGCTTGTATCCTCTTCCAAATCAATCAAGAATGGTGCTTAGAGTGCCTCATATCCGCTAAAAATATCCTCACCCGAAAGGGAGTCGCATAATGAAGCAACTACTCGCCGTCCTGACGATAGCCCTAAGCCTCCTTGCCGTCGGCTACCGCGCCACTCACCATCCCGTCTATGGCAAGTGTCACACGACGGCAGACGGGCAAGTCTGCACCCTTATTAAGTACGCAGGGAATCGCTAGGTGCTTGACTATCCTCGACGGTTGCAATACCGTCGGGGGTGGCGAGGTACCTACCTCGACTTAACGCCTTATGGAAGGGGCTAGCAATGGGCATTAAAGAAGACATGATTAACGAGATTCGTACTCAGTTGTCTAAGGAATACATGACACTCGACGAATTTAGAGACAATATCGGCGAATGGGTAGACGGATATCTACCCGTCTACAACAATCGCATTATTGAAGCGTGGCAGAACATGCCTAGTGAGTACGACGACCGCGGCGGGGCAGAATTAGGACATGGAGAAGAAGTAAATATCATCAACCTAATGAGCCTCGACCTTTATCTCTATTATACCGACCTATTCAACGAGGCGTTAACTGAAGTTGAGGAATCATTAGAGGAGGCTAGCGCATGAGCCCTATCTATTGCGGGGACTGTCTTGTCCCAATCAACGAATGCACACACGGAAAGGGCAACTAATGAGCAACGAGAGGCTGAACTACTGGCGAATGCTTGCCGAGCAACACGAGTTGGAAGTGCAAGAAGCGACCCGTGAGGCGGATATTCCCCGCGCTATTCGTGCCACTATGCAGATGGCACACGCGCTAGAGCAGGCAAGAATTACGGACGAGCGTGGCGAGTAGTTGTTACTCGTATGACTTCTACGGGCAGGAGTGGCTGACTCATTGCGGGTCTGGCTCCTGCTCGTGGAGTATCTATACTCCGAACTTGCGAGAGGCTAAGCGCCTCCGCCTTAAACACACGCGCCACGATTGTGGCAACGGATACTGAAAGGAGGAACAAGTGAGCAGAACTCTTACCGAGACAATTGGCGAGCACGCTACCAACGCACTACACGAAGCAATTCGTATAGCGTGGCAGGCTGGCTACGACCAAGCGTTAATCGACATGCAAGAGCACGAACAACACATCAGCCAATTAGTTGCTGAAGATATCGGGGAATAAGTGGACAACTGGCAGGAATTGGGAGCATGCTCAGGGACAGACCCAGAAGCATTCTTCCCAGAATATAACCGTGATGCCAACACGCAGAAGGAGCAGATACTCGACGCACTTAACGCGCTGAGAATCTGCTTTTCCTGCACTGTATC